TTGCCAGGTATTAGAATAGTTAAACCTATGATATTTATATGCTTTTCGCTATTAAATACTTAAATAATTTTTTAATTAACAAATACATTAAAATGCATGGGGCAAATTTTCCGGGAGGGAGCATGAGATGCTCATCAATTGCTGCCGCTGGCAAGATTGATCGGTGCCAGCCCTCCCTTATCATGAAATATCTGCAATTGAAGGGGAATTAGAATGATTTTCTGCAGGACGAGAACGATGGCAAAAGTGATAGCGGGGAGTAGATTAGAATGCTGTTTTACGCGTAAATACTTATATACTAGAAGGACAATCTGTTATCAGGTGAGCGTGTGGTAAAGCCTGACAGATCTAGGTATGTCCATGTCTATATGCCTTCCGATGCAGATAAGGCCCGGTGGGCGGAGATGGCGGCGAATGCGAAGACTCCTCTCTCCAAATGGGTTATCGAGATTGTGGAGAGTACGCTGGCGGAAAATGATGAGTTCCGGCCACGACGCGAAATGGTCAAAGAACTCGATAGTCTGAAGGCCGATATCAAGACCCTCAGAGACGAACTCCGCCAGAAGAACATAGTGCTGGAGAGATATGAATACGAGTTGAAGCATTTTCGGTCTCAAGCGTTCTTGGAGGACAATTTCAAGGGCACGCGGCGCTATGCCAAAGAGATAGTCGACATCCTCAAAGCTCGTGGTCATCTGGACAGCTATAAACTGCTTGAGGAATTGGGTATAGACCTTCGCGACAGCGATCTTGTGAAGGCGGTTACAAACCAGCTGGAAGAGCTCGAGGGCTACAAACTGGTCAAGACGGATGGGCGAACATGGACATGGATAGGCTGATCCAGGATTTTGTTAAGGATTGCCAGCTCAGGGGCATGTCCCCCAGATCCATCCCGCACTATGGGTATATCCCGAGGGTGTTCAAGAATTACCTGGAGGGGCAGGGCGTAGACTTCCAGACAGTTGATAAGGACCATCTCAGGGGATTCATTGAATATCTGAGGATCGAGAAGGGAGTGGCAGGCAAGACTGTGGAGAATTACTTTGCCGTCCTATCCACATTTTACGATTATCTGACGTTTGAGGGCCTGGTCTCATCCAATCCAGTCCTTCCCATCCGAAGACGCTATCTGAGGCGCTATAAGGACAATTCTATGCAAGAGAGGCAGCTTATTTCTGTTGAGGCCATGGGCCAACTCATCAATTCCGAGATGGACATCAGGAACAAGGCTATCATAGCGTTGCTGGCTAAAACGGGCATAAGGCGAGGCGAACTGATCTCATTGGATGTGGAGGATGTGGATCTGGTGGAGATGAGGATCAAGCTGAAGCCCACGGCGAAGAGGAGCAACAGAATGGTATTCTTTGATGCTGAGACAGCATTCATCCTCCGGCGGTGGCTGAAGGTCCGGGAGGGCAGGAACAAGAAGGGCATTCCGGCCCTGTTCCTGAACGCGATGGGTGATCGGCTAGATCGCGGTGGTGTTCTGTTGCTGGTGGGCGAGGCGGCCAGACGCGTGGGCCTGCACCATCCCGAGTCGGAGAGGATGGAAGATCGCTTCTCGCCACATTGCTGCCGCCATTGGTTCACCACGCACCTGAGAAGGGCGGGGATGAGGCGCGAGTTCATCCAGGAGCTCAGAGGCGATTCAAGACGGGAAGCGATAGATATCTATGACCACATCGACCTGAAGGAGCTGAAAGAGGCTTACCTGGCATGCATCCCGCAGTTGGGGATTTAGTAGATATCTCCCCTGGTGTCGAGACCAAGTTCAGCCTTGAGGTCTTCCCAGGATATGCCACACTTGCGGGTCTCTTCTGCCAGCCTGTCAAGCTCCTCAATCTCACATGCTTCCAGCTCGATCTCATCAAATGTGACACCCTGGATCTTGGTTACGCCGGCCATGGTATGTACTCATCTTGCAGGAGAGATATAGGTTTCGATGTGGTGACACTGGAAGGGGTCGGCGACAATTGTCGTATTTTCTTAATTTAATATTTTGCTTTTTGCTTGATTACCTCTTTCCGCACTTCTGGTGATTTCTCAGAAATCAATGGGCAGGAAGCACCCTCAGAAACTATGTTGCCAATTGGCAAATTTTCGTCTTTCAGAATTTCACTTTCTGCTAGTTCTATTACATTCTTGAAGCGATTGATGGAAATGTCATAGAACTGAGGGGGGAAGGGGGAGGGCGAGGTCTGCCGCCCGCAAATAGAGAGGATGAGGGGGAGGAGGGCTATTTGGGCGCGTAAACGTCCTCCAAATCCAACCCGTAGACGTTCTTCATAGCGTTGATCAATCTCTCCGCAGATTGCTTTTCCTCATCTGACATTCGCTCACGCAAGATGGGATCTGCGTAGATTCTGGATAGCGTAGCAGCCCTTACAACCGGGTTATCAGCGCCCAAAAACTCCATTATACCACTAAGCGCGCTTGCTAAGAGCGCAGAGCGTGCAATATCAAGATCATTGGCGTGACGGCCTGGCGCGGTCTGCCAGCTCGTAGGGTTTATATCGCCACTAACCTGCCTGACCTTCTTAACTCGTAATAAATCTTTTATAACGCTTATAAGCCGGTAGACTGCGAACTCATTAACAGCGGATTCTGACATTTCTTCAGGTAGGCTCTCTAATATGAGTTCTACATCTCTTAGATTATCTACCCAGGCAGCCAGCTTTTTTTTAACTCTAGAGTCGTTGGTAATTCGCTTTTTTACATCTTTCATATCCCGCCGGTTGATCAATCTCTCCCTTTCGGTTTCAGTCAATAACTCATTTCTTTTTTGACCTGGCATCTCAATCACTCTACCCCCATTATAAGAGTCGTAACGTATTTATACTTTGGTCTTGTATTCTCAGTATGGGAATTTCAAAGACGCACTATGGAGGAAAAAATGTCAAAAAAACCCATTAGGCAAGAACGGATGCGGGACGTGATCTCGTACAGGCTGACCGATGCGCAGCGGGCATTTTTAGAAAACATCAGCGAGCAGGAGCGAATCGGGCTAGGGGAAGCTGCAAGGATCATTTTAGACGAGGCAATGAAAAACAGAGGAATCTTGGCATGAAAATGATTGATGCCCGGTGTTCCAGCACCAGGCGGGCACAGAACCACGACGCTAACCTTACTCCGAAAGGCCATTATGCACTACGACTGTATTTCATATAAATCTTTCCATGAATCCCCGCGCAGACTGGGCGAACTGGAAGAGCTGCGCTATGTTCTTCTCGGTGTCCGGTGCGAGGACGGGCAATGCATAGCGAATTTTCCGAACAGGGAATTTATTTTCCCGGAGGAGATGCGCGATGGGCTTCGCGAGCTGGTGGGCCGGGAGATCGGAATCCTCCGGCTGGATGGCAGATACCACGTAAGGGTGGTGAATGATGCCTGAAAGACTGACGGTCTCCAGCGGTCAGAGCGCCGCACATGCAGGCGAGAGCTATCTACAAAATGTGGCTTTCCCAGCGTGGATTTCGCTTTTCGTTCCGAGACCGAGCTTTATTCTCAGCTCTGGCGGGCGCAAAAATGAGTGGCTGGAGTGGACTGATGGAGGGCGGCATCATGGCCTGGCAGCCTTCGCGGTAGATGTTGATGGCCTGGTGAGCAAGGAGCCTATCAAGGCGATCCCGAGAAGGAAGCCCTGGGTGAGCTCAAGGCAGTGGGGAGGGCGATAGGATGGCCTCTTCAGCAACAGAATTGACCATTGAGCACTACCTGAGGCCCGAGGTCAAAGAGGTTGTCCTGCGATATTGCCTGGGAGAGCACGGTGCCCGAGCCCTCAACAGCGATGAGCACTGGTATCGAGGAACCGACGACATCAATCACACTGTCGCCCTCAGGGGCCCGGCCGATTACACAGACACAATCAAGCGCGGGAGGACTCTTTATGCAACTTTGGACATTCTGGAGCAGGCCGTCTTTGAGCAAGATTCGAAATGGGACAAGAAGGCAAGCAGGCCCGAGACGCCTTTGGGGACTCTGGCGGAATGCCTAGCGTTTACTCTGAGCACGGACATAGACGGCATAGGCGATATCAGGAGTCTTGCCATCAAACAGGCAGTTGAGGCAGCAGCCCAATTCCATGTCGATTATCTCAGAGAGAGAGGAATAGAAAAGAACGTCCACTGCCTTTATTCTGGCGGCGGTATATATGTCCACCTACACCATGGCCTCTTCGCTGTGGATGTGGGCAATACAGATCTCACGCCCGAGGCCCGGAAAGAGGAATATCAGATCTTGTGTAAAGCCTACAATCAGATCATAGGTGAGATATCGCAGGCATTCTTTAGGGAGCATCCCGAGCACATTGGCAGAGTCAAATTCGATCAGCTGAATAACCAGAAAAGAACGTTCAAGACCATCTTCAGCTTGCATAAGAGGCTCCCTTATGCCGTTATTCCACTGGATCCAACGGCCATTAAGATCAGCTTTGAGAAGGCCTCCCTGCCTCTCTCCGATGAGGTCTTGCTGGAAGGAGCACAATGGTATCAATCCTTCGATCCCTCCGAGAGGGCGGCCCTGGGACCGCTCCTGGAGGATAAAATCAAGGCTATCCGAGCAGTGACAAGGGACCGGCCCTCGGGGAGTACGGACGGTGAGATATCGAGGCTTGAGGAGCCCCTAGACCTGGCCAGCTTCGCGCCTTGCATGAAGAATATCATCGAGAAGGCCGAGGACCACGAAGGCCGGCACAGAGCCCTTGCTGTTCTGAGCACGTACCTCTATCAAATGGGATGGCCGGAGGACAAGGCGTTTGATCTCTGGCTGGAAGTGGCCGATAGGTGCGGCGTAGAATCGAGGATATTCGAAACCACGTTCGGCCTGGTGTCTTGCCCTCTCTGTGCTACAATGTTGCAGGACACCGGCGGCTATCCCCATCTTAACCTGTTCAATATGGGCTTTTGTGCGCCTGATGAGCACTGCAAAGGTTGTCAGTGGCCCGGAGACCACCACCTACAGAAGATCCTTAATGAGAATTTCTCCAGGGAGAAAGATGAGAAGGGGGAACCTTGTTTCCAGGGGGTCACAAAGAACGATCCGCCGGGGACCATTGGGGTATCGGCGGAAACCGGACAGGTACAAAAGGTCGTTAAACGCGAGAACGGAGAGACTGGCGAAACCTTCATGGCGCTGACCACGCTCTCCGACTGCGCTCTGAGGATCGATACTGAGACTTCCGCAAATGGTGAGACCGAATACATTTTCAAAGGGGCTGGAGCAGTTGATAAGCGGGAAGTATGCTTTACCATGCCGGCCGGTGATATGGCGGTCCCAGCGAAGTTCAAGGCGGCTGTGATCAACGCATTCGGTGCTGAGAACAAAGTCGGGAAACTCACGTATTCAATAGTCCAAGACATTTCATGCAACGTTCGACACCGGCAACGGGTGACTGTTCCGATCTGGAAAAACAATATCCCGCTGTTGCCAGGGGTGGACCTGGCGGATAGCGTTGAGTATAGACTCTCCTCCAAGATCCCTGCTGAAGTATGTGATGGAGATCTTCAGGCGGCCAAAGAGGTATTGAGAAAGCTCTTGGATACTCACCGATATGCTCCGATCCTGGCGGCGGTGGTGTTTGGATCGCCAGCCCTGGCCAGATGGCATAAAAAGGAGAGGTTTGGCTTAGGCTTATGGGGCCAAACGGGAACGCTCAAAACCAGTACAGTATTGGCCTGCATGGGTATCTATGGGGCGGGCTACTTAGATGAGCCTAAGCTCAAAGCCGGACAGCATGGTTCAACCGTCGTCGGAGCAATGGAGATATTCGCAGCAGCAGGATTCTTGCCACAGCTCTATGATAATGTTAAAACTGTGAATCAAAAGGACGTTGAAAGCTACGTGGGCATGGTCCATGCAGTCCTTGAAGGCGGTGAGAAGGCCCGAGGAAAGAAAGACGGTGGACTGAGGGAGAGCAGAGACTTCTCTTGCATCCCGATCATTACCGGAGAGGTTCGGCCGGAGGAAGCGGCGACGTCTGCCAGGGTGCTCAATCTTAATTGGAGCAGAGCAGATGATAAGCTCTTAACTGAAGTGCAAACTCAGGCGGGCCTTCTCCCTATAATCGGTTATCACTGGCTACGATTTCTTGCCGATACGGATTCTGTGCTGGGGAAGGATTTTGAAGCTTTCCGAACGAAAAAAATGGGAGAGTTCGCAGGGCTCCATTATGTCAATCCCGGACGGCTGGCTACTATTTGCGCGCTCTTAATTGGCATATGGCAACTACTGGAAGAATCACCCCTAGGGGATGTAATCAAAGAACATACAGAACGCTTTAAAGTCGCCCTTGATGAAGCCATAATGAGACAAGGGCAAACAGTGAGCGATGAGACAGAGGTCTCCAAGTTCCTGAGCGCTCTTGAGGAGCTTCTAGCGGCGAACCCTGGCTTGCTTCAATCGGTCGATGGAACAAAGACCATCATGGGGTCCATAATCGGCAAGAGGATGGCAGAGGGGATATTCCTTCTCCCTGCTGAGACCCTAAATGAGATGGCAAAAATACGGGCATTCACACAACAGCCCACCATTGACAGCCTGACACAGGCCCTGAATGATAAAGGATACCTTATCCCTGGTGACGGCAGGCACCTGAAATATAGGTGCCGCTTGAACGGCGGGAACCCTAGGGGATGGTACATCAAAGGGGAGGTGTTCCCTGATAAAACTGAAGGGTTCCCATCAACTGGGAACGATGAAAACGATAACAGCAAAGCAATTGTTCCCATGTTCCCAGGGTTCCCAGCGAAAAAGAAAGAAAACATATTTTCTACAAAAAATCAGGAGAATCGTGATAGATCGGGAGAAGGAAAAGAAAAACAAGAAAATGGTGGGAATGATGGGAACGGTGGGAACATAGATAGTATAGATAGATTAGTAGATAGTGATTTTGATAGTAAAGTTAGTGTTCCCAATAGTGTTCCCGCGGTTCCCAGTAGAGAGGCGTTAGTTCGGGCGTGTTTCAGAACAGACTACCGCACTGACTACAATAACGCTATGCGTGACTTCCAAGAGGGCGATGAGATCGAGGTTGCCCGGTGGAGGGCCGAAGCCTGGCAGAAGCGGGGGATTGTGGACATTCCGGAGGCCGGAGCATGACCGAACCCGAAGCCCTCCGACAGCGCCGCCAGCTCCTTTTGGAGAAGATCGGCGCAGCGGCAGACGAGATAGCAGCGATTGATGAGCAACTGAAAAGGTATACGGAGACTGCAAAGATGATTGAAGAAGAGAAATCCAAGGCGGCGAGATCAAGCCGATTCGGGTTGATGCTGACGGCAAGATCATCCTTTCGACATGAGGCGGCGATGAGCAAAGGCAAATCCCACAGCAGGGGGGCCAGAGTCGATATCATAAAATCAAACGAGCGCAGAGAGCGGCGACTAGCCCGGCGACAGTATGACCGGAAAGCATACGACGGATGCAAGGAGCAGGCGACACAATGACGGATGATGCGTTAACAAGCGTTAGGACTAACGGATACGATCCCAGGTGCAAATCCTGCAATAATCCGAACCACGAAGAATATGATAAAGATTATTTTAGTGGAAAGATAAATAAATCGGAATATGCCCGGCTTGTGGGCTGCAGCATCCCAAGTGTAACACGGCACATAGAGAACCATGTACCCAAAGACCTCGTGGTTGCCACAGAAGCGCAGGCAGTGACCAAAGCAGATGATTTGCTCTCTCAGATCAGCTATTATGAGACAGAAGCACGGCGATACAAGGAGATGGCTGAGGCAGATGGGAATATCGAGCTTGCCTTAAAATCAGTGGACCGAGCTCTAAAGTGTGTTGAGCTTTACGCCAAAGTGAGAGGCATCATCAATGATCAGCCGCAGGTAAACATCCTGATCGCTCACCCGGAATGGATCGCCCTGAGGACAACGATCATAAGAGCCCTGAACCCCTTCCCGGAAGCAAGGGAGGCCCTCATTCATGCTCTGCCATGATCTGAAGGCGGCGCTAGATCCTGCCACCTGGGCGGCAAAGAGGCTGGGCTTCGACCCCGACCCATGGCAGGCGGAAGTGCTGAGGAGCGACTCGAAGAGGATCCTCCTGAATTGTTCACGACAGTCCGGGAAGAGCACTATCACGAGTGCTCTGGCCCTGCACACTGCCATCTATAAGCCCGGCTCACTCACGCTGTGCCTCTCTCCGACGCTGAGACAGAGCAGCGAGCTGTTCCACAACGTGAGCCGCTTTTATGGCATTGATCCGGCTGTCCCCCCGAAGTCAGAGAGCGTTCTAAAGCTGGAGCTCGAGAATGGATCCCGAATAGTTTCCTTGCCAGGTAAAGAGTCGAATGTCAGGGGATTTGCAAATACAGCGCTCATCATCATTGACGAAGCCTCACGAGTACCAGACGATCTCTATTACTCCATTCGCCCGATGCTAGCAGTCTCATCAGGCCGATTGATAGCGCTTTCAACTCCCTTCGGAACTAGGGGGTGGTGGTATGGGGCCTGGACAGGCCCGGAGCCATGGCAGAGATGGGAGATACCAGCCTCCAAATGCCCGAGGATCAGCCCGGAGTTCCTGGCAGAAGAGCGGCGAGTCCTGGGCAGCTACTGGTATCAGCAAGAATATGAATGCAGCTTCCTAGATTCACAGACCCAGGTATTTAAAAGAGAAGACGTAGAAGCAATGTTTAACGAACCCGTGGAGGTTTGGGACATATGAACGAGCTTAGAATTGGAATTGATATCGGCAAACGCCATGATCCATCTGCGATCATGGTTGTGATCACGGAATTTAGGGAAGTTGACGGTAAAAAGGTAGCACATTACAACGTTCCTCTTCCTAAACGTTTGGAGCTGGATACACCATATCCAGCGCAGGTGGAGGAGCTTGCACGAATCTGCCGAGGGGCAGTGAAGCGCTTTAACGAATCCAAGCGAAGCAGCTTCATGAAGCAACCACGCATTTTTGTGGATGTAACGGGGGTAGGAGATGCTGTTGTAGACTTGCTAGCCCCCGAACTCAAGAACGTGGGTATCCTGTACCCCTGCAGGTTTGTTGCGGGTGATAGGCTCTCAGAAGGCAAGAATGCCCGGGAGTATGTAATTGGAAAGTCGCATTTTGTAAGTCGTCTGCAGGTGCTCTCAGAGTCGAGAGTGGTGCATCTGCCTCAGAACTATCCTGAAGCTGAGCAGCTCGCAAAAGAGATGTTGGATTTCGATATAGATGTAGACGAAACCAGCGGCAAGGCGACTTATGGCGCAATCAGGCCGGGAACTCATGATGACATGGTCTGTGCCCTTGGTCTGGCATGTCTGCTGGATCCCGAGCAGCCCATTGGCAAGCTCACATTCACCGGGGGCAAACGAGTACCGCCCTGGAAGCAATCAGGCAGCGGTGCCAGCAGCAGAGGCGGCGGCGACTGGTTCAGTGAGGCAGCAGCCCATCACGGCGGCAATGGCGCCAATTTCGTAGGCGGCATAAATCACAGATAACGATGATCGATGAACTATATAAAAAGGTGTATATACATGAGTGAATTGAAGAAATGTTATGAAGCACTTGACGCATTGGCAGCAAGCAGCGCAATCAGAAAGAATATCGACAGCAAGCTATCTATCAAGCAGCAGCGAGCCATAGCCATCGCCAAGGCGACAAAAACGCCAGCAGGTGCCGCGTTGGCAAGGCGAATCATGGAGCTGGAGAAGGCCGAGGCTATCGGCTTAGGATATGGCCTCCCGCTTGCTCAGGCAATGGGCATTTCCAAGGAGCATTTCACGGCCGAGAACGGTCCAGCGGAGATGAGGACGGATGATGAGCTTCTTGCTGCCTTGGAGGAGATTACCCGGGAGCTTAAGCGCAGGGGCTACACGGAAGAGGAAGCGGAAGACGACTGGAGCAGCGCGTTTGAGGAGGCCTGAAGATGTCCGATGTTCGCGATTATTATAGGGATCATCACAGCGCATTTGACGATCTGCACCGGCTCTTGGATCGAGAGCCCGCCTTGCTCGGGCTGCTCCCTCCCTTGCGAGCTCGAGCCCTGTCATGCTGTGGAGCCGAGGTCGGCAAGGGCGGCAAGCTTGAGCTTGTTGTGACCGATCTCGACGTCTGGGATCGAATAGCAGCTGAGCAGGCCGCCATCCAGGAGAAGCTGGACGCAATTGATGGAATGGTTGCCCAGCTGGACAGCATCTTTGCAGAGATGGAGGCGGCGGGGTTCGAGACACATGATAAGACCATCCGTGCGATCTGGGCGATTGAGCAAAGCAGGAGAACGCCAGTTATCGATCCACACACGCTCACCAATGTCGATCACCTGGGGCACCGCGTCCCCCCGAAGCAAGATGCGCAGCTTGTAGCCTGGGGCGAGAGAGCAGAGGCAGCCCTGAGGGAAGCTCAGGCCATTGTGGGATGATCTATCATTTACCGAATTGCTGGAGCCTGGCGCAGTCTCTTCCTTTCTGTGTCATGCTCCGTTGGGGAGATGGGCAGGTTCATCACCTGCTCCTCTGCCCCTGAAAATATTTTTATAGGAGGAATTTTATGCACATTCGACCAATCCTTATCATTGACGGGCAAGACGAATCTCGCTATTTCATTAGCTGCCATGCCGAAATGACCGGCAACTCTACAAAAGATCCAGGAAAATTTGACATTGTGCTGGCAAATCCAGGCGGACGCTATATGGGCCGATTTGCCCCAAAAAACATCGAGGAACTAGATAAAGAGCAGGTGAAGCTGCTAAACACCGAGGGGCCGGTCAATTTCCGCCTAGCGCCCAAAAAGAGAATCGGCCTGAAGGTCGCGGTTTCCAAAGAAGGCGAGAGCGAGAAGATCATCAGCATTTTCAGCGGCGAGATTCAAAAATCGGAAGCCACCGAGACCCATTTGACAATTGAGGGAAGCTGCACAGAGGGCGGTATGACCTCTCGGATCAATCCCAAAGTATACAAGTCTGATTATTCAATAACTGCGATAGTTCATGATCTGCTGGATGATTTCGGCGGCATCCCAATGTCGAAGCGGCATATCCATCCTTATAAAGATACTGTGGATGATGTAAATCCCTCATTGGATGCGGCTATCGACTTTGACACGGCGCTTTACGAAGTTTCCCAATGGGCACAAAGTATTTATTTTTTTGACGAATTTGATGACTTCTGGTTTGTGCCAGCCACAGATATGAGGGGATTTTCTGATCTAAATGGCAAAGTGATGAGAGGCGGCAACGCCAGCAACATGGTCGGCTACTGCAATATTGTCAAAATATATGGCGGCGCAATCGATAGCAGCGAGGACGGAACAGAGCCGGTAAACGAGCGGAAGACGCATAACACGATATTCGCGATGGCCAGAGCGCCAGACTACGAGATTGCAAACCGGGGCGAGATGGTGGCGCCTATTGTTAAAGTTCCCAACGCATCACAAGCACGCTGCCAGGAGATAGCGGACAACTTGCTTGAGTGGTACAGACAGTTTCAAGATGTTCCGACAGTTAAAGTGTCTGGTGTAGCTCCCGGCTTGCTGTCAAAGGTCCGATACCAGCCCTGGAATGGGTCGATGCCCCCAGTTTCCTGCAACGGCGAAGAAGAGATTGTGATGGGCAATATAGAGGGCCTGGTCACCAGAAGGGTTGTCGATATATCCGCTGAAGTTGGTTTTGTCTGTCAGCTCGATGTGACGACCAACTTCTTGGGGGTCAACGTTCCGGACGGATATGAGAAGCTGATGAACTTTCAAGCGGTCAGACGAGCGGGGCTGGATGCAGATCAGGGAATCGATGAGAACAGCCGGTATGCTGGCGTGACCTTCGTATAGCTTTTACCAAACCGGGAGCGGGAGGTGTTTCTATACCTTTGGCCTCCTGCTCCCTCGATAAATATTTTTATTGAAATATCAAACTCTTCTCTTTGCTCCTTGTAGTTCTATAACATCGTAGAAAGCCTTAAGTACAATGTGCCAGAACTATATTGCATGCACAAGACCACCACGAGCGAGAGGATGAAGGCCATGAAGACTGAGGCCCGAGACCTGGAGAGAGATGCAAGCATCGCACTGAAGGCGGCTGAGATCCTGCCAGATGCCAGACTGAGGGCCCGAGAGCTGACCAGCCATGCCGATATGCTGAAGGCTGAGGCTGAGGCCCTGAAGGGAGCTGCCAGGCTGGAAGACCTGCACCTCTGGCAGATGGAGAAGAGCAAGACCACCAAGAAAGGGACTCGCTCATACTTCTACTGGATGGCCTCATGGAGAGAGGGCGGGAAAGTGAGGCATGTCCATCTGGGGAGCTGCAGGAAGGTGGATCGCGAGACGGCACTCCAGAAGGCCCGGAAGGTGAAGGCTGATGCCCTGGGGATCAAGAGATCAAAATGATCACTTGAAAAAGATTAAATCCCTACGTTTTTATAATTTCTGTGAGGCTCTAGAATCGACTTTCCCCTTGCTCAATGGCTCCATAGCACCGGGAGAGAGATCCATTCAGAGGCAGGAGCAGGCAGCCATCGTCGCAATGGCCCGATACGAAGCTGAAGAGAAGATCAAGGCTAGGAAGAGGCAGCAGGAGACACAAATCAAAGATGGTAAAGTTCCTGCGTCGGTTACTGCACATGTGCAGGGACCGCAAGACCACCCGAAAGGCGAATCTGCTGCCATCATCGCCGAGAAGGCGGGCATAAAGACCAGGAATGTTTACGAAGTCCGGCGGGCCAGTATTACAAATGATATGAATTGTGATACTAAAGGTGATCAAAATGATCAAGTTAAATCTGTCAGAGAGGTACATCGCCAGGAACATGCTCTTCGACCATCAAAACAACCTGATCAAAATGATCAAGTTAATTCTGTTGGAGAGCCCCATCTCCGAGAACATGCTCTTTGACGGTACTGAACAAAATGTGCAGTACCAAAATTAGTTCCACGGAACTAGGAACTAATCTTTTCTGATCACCCTAGATAGTGTGTTTGTAGTATATTGCTCTCTTTTCTTCCTCTTCCTCAAAGTAAGAGATATATGAAAATTGGCAATTTCACGCCAATTTCTGCGTTCTAGTCAACCCATCAAGAGAGCTGCTAAAAATGGTTCCTAGTTCCGTGGAACTAATTCAGACTTTAGTATAATAACTGTCTGCCGCCTGTCGAGGTGATACGGCTTTGTGTCGATGAAGTCACAGACCCGCAAGAGTTCTGAGAAGCGATTCTTGGTCAGGTGCATCTTTTTCCTGGCGTCCTTCGCAAGCATCTTGCCTCCTTTGGCCGCCAGGAGAGCCCGGAGGATATCAGCCCGGTCCTTCTGCATAGGCTGCGGCTCTCTCCTCGCGCCTTCCCGGAGCTGTTTGATGAGCTGGAGCTGGATGAGCAAATTCTCTTCCTGGTGGTTCGCTGTGGCTTCCAATGCGGCGATCTTCTCACCCTGACGGGCAATTATGCTCTCCAGATAAGAAATGCGATCCTGGAGGCTCTGAGGCTCCGCTAAGAGCGGGTGCATGGAGGAGCCTCAAAAAGAGAGAGAGGCCCATAACCGGGCTTGTCTCCACATATTATCCCGTCCGGACATAATGAAGCGGCTGTTGTCATGCGGCAGGATGGTGTCCACTCCTCAGTCCCCCCGCACATAATGCTCTTCTGTCAAACCATAAACGTTACCCGGTAGATGCTCAACAGTCCCTCTTTCTCGCAGCATCTCTAGACGGCGCAGAACCATACCATCCGACATGTTAAGGGCAAACTCCAGGTCGCGGCGGGTAGCGTTGCGGTTCATCAAGAACTCCTGGACGGCTCTTAAATCTGCTTCATCGATCTGTTGGCGCGGGCATGCCGTTATCTGGTATTGGACGGTCTTTGATTGAACCGCCGCTCCCCGTTCACGTGGCTTCTTGACAGGCTCGGAAAAAGAAAGAATGGTAAGGAGGTCAACGAGCTTCATCCTTATCGCCAACATTTCATGCTCCCCCGTATTCGCTTTTGAGCTTGCGGTTTGCCTCTATGACGATGGGCATAATTTCGGCGAGACTCTGGCCGGTGATGTGAATCTCCCAGGTGTATCGGTTGTCACCCCTGTGGAGACGAATCTCGATCGGTTTCCCGCTTTCATGAACATGGACGACTTTGGAGTCCACCATTCAGACCGCCGCCTTAGAGCAGAATTCAGCATCGAGCTTCTTGTAGATCTCTTTGATTCTGGCAACCATCGCCGCCTCATCCGCTCCGGACAGGGAGACCTCAAACGCATATCCGCCCTTCTGACCACGTTCTACCTTGATCCTGAGGGGCTCCGGGGATGGCCCGGAGCTGTGGAAGTGCTCAACGCGATCCATCTCAGATCGCCTCCACCGGTCCATTCATGCCGCCAGGCCATCCCGGGAGGGTTACCCTGAGGTCGCCCTGCTCTTTGGGTGCTTCCCTCCTCTGCTGAGGGAAGTATTTCATGGAGTGCTTGCATGGCTTGCCAGGGTTATAGGTCGCGGCGGGACAACTGCAGGAGTGTGGTGTGGTCACATAGTATGCGTCGCCCCTTTTGCTCTGCGCCAGGACCAGCTCACCGGAGAGCCGATAGAATGAGGGCATCTCCTCCGGCTGTTGGCCGTGGTTAAAATAGGCTATCAACTGCTCAACCGCTTCCCGGCTTTGAGTGACCGGGCTTGCTATAACGAGTTTGGGTTTGTTCAACATTCGATTCTCACCAAGGTATAACTTGGTATTACTAGTATTTAAGGGTATTGTATGGTTATACTCGGTAGGAAAATATATAAACCATAAGGACAAAATAAGGACTATGCCTGTAAAGAAGTTTGCCCTAAGCGTTGATGAAAATACGTATCAAGCGGCAAAGGAAGTAGTGGAATCTGGAGCATATAGGAACATGTCTCACCTCTTCGAAGAGGGAGCAAAAAAGATAATTCGTGAAGAGCAAGCAAAGAAAAGCCAGAACCCTTGTGAGGCCCTGGCTTCCCTCTGAGTCATTCACGTTTGGTGAGAACCGAATGACAGGGATATGATTTTATCAGCTTAAGTTCTTTTCTGGTGCCTCGATTTTACGCGTAACTAAATAGCGGGGAGTAGATTTGAACTACTGGTCTACGGGTTATGAGCCCGTCGGGATATCCTGACTACCCTACCCCGCTTCATATGGGACATACTCAGTGATTTATACTTGCTTATAAGGCTTGCGTATAGAAGCCATCGCCATTTGCCTGGATAGGCCCATATGGAGGATCGTCCTGCCCTCACTTCTCTTGAATTGTCCTCACCTACCGATGCCGTTCAGAATAGGCGAGGATAGATTAGGGGCTGGATTTGCTGTCTGCCACTGGTTGGCAATCATCTGCCTGCCGGGATACGTTAATCTGAGACTCGTTTACTTAATGTATCACCTGTTCAATCATCTTTTATGCTGCTGATGGGCGCAGACGAGGCAGGAAAAGGGCCTGTTATTGGTTCCAT